TCAGAATGTCGATGTGCTGTTGACCCGCACCGGCGATGAAACAGAAAGCCTTGCGCAAATAGTGCAAAAAAGCAATGGCTGGAAGGCGGATTTCTTTGTTAGTATTCATGTTAACGCTGGAGGCGGCACAGGGTTTGAGAGTTTTGTCTTACCAGGTGCCTATGCTTCTACTCGCACCAAACAGGCAATTATCCATGACACAATAATGGCATACTTGAAGCAATACGGGAAACGCGACCGAGGCAAGAAAACTGCGAATTTCTATGTTCTCAAAAACACAGATGCAAGTGCTGTCTTAATTGAATGTTTGTTCATCGACAATAAAAACGACGCTGTACTGCTGCAACAAAACGCTTTCTTAAATGGGCTTGCAGACGCTATCGCTAGGGGTATAGCAAAGGCGATGGGGTTAAAAGCAAAGCCGAAACCGGCTCCTGCTCCTGTAGTACAACTTCCCAAAATCGCAAAACAGATTGCAGTCAGGGTGAATGGCAAGCCGGTTTCTGCAGTAGGGTATCTGATAAACAATACAACCTACCTGCAAGGGCTTTTCGTGGCAGGTCTATTTGGCGGCAAGGTAGAAGGGCATGGAGATTATGTTGACATAAAAACAAAATAGGAGGTCTTATTTATGATGTCTGATTTTCTTACCCTGGAAAGCCTAGGTAGCTTTACGGTGATGGTGCTTGTGGTTACGCTGGTGGTGCAGTTTACTAAGAGCATGGTAAAGAAGAAGTTTTCCGATTATGCAGTTAGGTGGGAAGCATTTATTGTTGCGCTGATTTTGGTATTTGCATGGAATGGATATATAGGGTTCTTTAGTGGGAACGCTAATGAGATGCTTCTTAAAGTATTGCTCTGTATATTTAATGCTATGTTGGTTACACTGGCCGCCTTCGGTGGCTATGAAATTATTGCTGATCCGAAGGCAGAAAAGAAATTGCCTTATTAAAAGGTGTGCCCAAAAGTGCCCAATTTTGGCTCAAGTGGTTCCGAACATAGATGCCGTTCTCTTATATGGCACACTGCTAAAAGCTAAGCCCCGCAAGGGTTTGCGGGGCTTTTAACATTAAATGGTTGTCTTGTTGTTTTTAGAAAAGTGCCCATAAAGAGAATTTATATAAATATTTTTACATTTGACGGTTGACAATCGTCATTATGTGGATTTATAATATAACCAACGAATCTGCGTATTGACGAAATAACGAAAGGGGGACTACTAAATGTGCAATAAACATATTACCCTGCGAGATTTACGCGAAAGAACAGGTAAATCTCAGATTGATATTGCTAAAGATTTATGTATAAATCATTCAACCCTTTCAGGATATGAACGGGGTATTAGAACTCCTTCCCCGGAGATGCTAGCTAAGATGGCTGAGATATACGGAGTTGATTATGGTACCGTTTTTGAGGCTTACATGGGAACCAAGAAGGAAGCTGAAACCGAAAATGGTTAGGTTGCCGGACAAGATCGTTGATGTAGAAGATTTACCGTATAAATAGGGATATGTTTTTGGCATGGCTTAAAGGTGATCCGGAAAAAGTAAAACTCATTCGTTAGGGAGGGGTGAAATATGGACTGGGGATTGTTGGTTTGCGGGGTAATTGCATTATGGATCTTTGCGCTGTCTTTATGGGTAGTAAGTGTAGAAATGGATGAATAAAAGCAGGGAAGTTGGGAAGAAAAAGAGTGTTGGTTGCTATACTCTAGTGGAGCTTTTAAGGATGTTCCAAGGAGCGTTTATGAGAAAGGAGGGGTGTAATTGGCCGTAAGGAAGTTGGATATTGAGAAATGCAAGGATGAAAACTTTCAAGTTTATGATTGGAGTATGTATGAGCCTATGACGATTGGTCCAGAGTTATATGAATCTCTTAAGCCGGAAAACCTGTCGTTTGCGCAGGAGATGTGCGACAGGTTTGCAACCGGCTTGAGAGAGGAAGATGAAAGAGAAAGGAGGAAAATATGAACTTGAATTAATAAGAAGAAATGAAGGGAGGGGTGAGGATGAAAGGTTATAAAGGCTTCGATAAAGACCTGAAGTGCAGGGGATTTCAATACGAAGTCGGCGGCGAGTACGAAGAGCCCGAAGTAAAAATTTGCGAAAAGGGATTTCATTTTTGTGAAAATCCAATGGATGTACTTAAATATTACTCTCCAAGTAATTCTCGATACGCAGAAGTTGAAGGTGACGGAAAAATAGAGACGCATGAGGGTGACAAAATCTGTTGTTCTAAGCTGTGTATTAAAACCGAGATTGGGCTAAGCGGTCTGATCCAGGCCGGAGTAGATTTCATTCTTGATAAAGTGGACTGGAAAAACGCAGCAGCGACCAGCACAGGAACCAGCAGCGCGGCGACCAACACAGGAACCTGCAGCGCAGCGACCAACACAGGAGCCTACAGCGCGGCGACCAACACAGGAGACTACAGCGCGGCGACCAACACAGGAACCTGCAGCGCAGCGACCAACACAGGAGACTGTAGCGTAGCGACCAATACAGGAACCAGCAGCGTAGCGACCAACACAGGAGCCTACAGCGCAGCGACCAACACAGAATACTGCAGCGCGGCGACCAACACAGGAGACTGCAGCGCAGCGACCAACACAGGAACCAACAGCGCAGCGACCAACACAGGATACTGCAGCGCAGCGACCAACACAGGATACGGCAGCACAGCGACCAACACAGGAGCCTTCAGCGCGGCGACCAACACAGGAACCTGCAGCGTAGCGACCAACACAGGATATGGCAGCGCGGCGACCAACACAGGAGCCTGCAGCGTAGCGACCAACACAGGAACCGACAGCACGGCGACCAACACAGGAGACTGCAGCGCGGCGACCAACACAGGAGCCTGCAGCGTAGCGACCAACACAGGAGACTGCAGCGCAGCAACCAACACAGGAGCCTACAGCGCGGCGACTGTCGAAGGCCGGGAATCAGTAGCCATTTCTCTTGGTATCGAAGGCAAAGCAAAGGGTGCTCTGGGTTGCTGGCTTGTCCTGGCTGAATGGGAGCGCTTAGAAGATGGTTGGCATCGGACAGACGTAAAATGCGGATTGGTGGATGGTGTCGCACTTAAGCCGAATACCTACTACACACTGCAAAAAGGGAAGTTTGTTGAGGTTGAAGCCGAATGGTGGTGAAAAAATACATGCAGGAAAAAGAAACGCATCAAAGTTAAAGGAGGTGCTCGAATTGGGGTGGTTCCCGGAATATGAAACACCAGCCGGAAGGTTGAAACTGCAGGAAAAAATCAAAAAAGAAGTGGAAAGCTGGAATCAGTACTGCGAAGAACGATTTGAGCTTCAGGCATTGATTGACGGAGACGGAGATGTAAAAGAAAGGGTGAGGGAAAATGGATAGCCTAATACCAGCACCAAAACATGACTACTGTAACGGGATATGTGAGGGGTGCACGCTGTACCCTAACTGCCCGGATGAGGTTGATGAAAAATCTCTTGAAGATGATCGCTAAGATGATCGCTATAACCTTATTCCGGTAAAAGAAAAGGATAAAAGAAAAGGAGGCGGAGTGCTGTAATGGGTAAAGTAGTTGCTGTAATGACAAAAAGAGAATTGAGCACATTTAACCTCGCTAGCGGATCAAGGGTAATGGCGGAGCAAATAACCGAGATAATGAACGACCCTATATTAATTGGTGCATGTGTAAGAGCGGTTATTGATTTACACCAAGAAGTTGTTAATGAAATATTTGAAGCACATAGTTTGCTAAAAGATAAGCAGTATTCCATAAACACAGCTACTGGAGAAATTGAACTTCTTGAAGAAAACAAACCTATCGAAAACAGTGAATTTAACGAAGACATTGAAAATGAAGACATTGAAAATCTTGTTAACTGCTTAAACAACCTTTTTGAAAAGCTTTCTAGGGGGTGACGCTGTGGCAAAAAAGAAGCTCAGGACAGACCCCTGGAATACCTGCGATTACCAACAAGAATGTCCTTATGAATGCGAAGGAGTTTGTAAGGGATATGATAGCACGATTATTCCCCCTAGCAAAGAGGATCTTGCAAGGAGGCTGTTAGCATTAAAAAAGCAAAAAGAGCAATTAGAAGAGCAGATCAAGCAAGTCAATTCGGATATATCAATGGTAGAGGATATGATTATTCAGGACATGATAACAGAAGAAGTGGACAGGTTTAACGCACATGATGTGTTCTTCTACTGGCGATATGATCTACATGCTAATGTCAATCAGGCCAACAAGCCTGCAGTAATAAGATGGCTAAAGCTAAACGGTTATGACGAATTGGTTATCATTGACATTGATAAAAGGGGGTTTGAGAAAGCGGTAGAAAAAATACTTGATGTTAGTGAGACTATTCCTGCAGAGTTAGATGAATTGGTAAATGTGTATAAGAAACCTATTATCCGCACTCGAAGAAGTGCGAAAAACACAAAGAAAGGAGATTGAGAAAATGGCGAAAGAAATTAAGGAAACTGCGTTGGCAGTAGTTGAGTTTACGCCTGCTGTGATGGATGAAGAGTTCGGTGCTATTATGAAAGAGGAAATGGACGGACTATCTGCTAAATTTGCCCGCATCAAAATTCCGTCCGGCGGTGGTTTGACGTTTGAGGTTCCGGGGGATGACCCAGATAATCCTGAAGTTGTCAAAGAGTTTAAAGGAGTGGTTGTGGATCACCATCCATGCAATGCTTTATGGCTAGAGGCTTATGCTTCGGGAGGAGATAGCCCTCCCGATTGCAGCTCCCTTGACGGGAAGGTGGGCTATACAAAAGAAGGGGAGAAGCGTGTCTGCGCAACTTGCTCGTATAATCAGTGGGGAAGTGATCCCACTGGAAGTGGCGGCAAGTGGTGTAAAAATATGCGGCGTATGTATATGCTGCAAGAAAATGCTTTTTTCCCTATGTTATTGACTGTGCCTCCGACATCTCTAAAAAATGTGGCTGACTATGTGCTAAGAGTTCTTTCTCGAAAATTACGCTTATGTGATGTTATTACTACGGCATCTTTAAGGAAGGCAACCAACAGCACAGGAATAACATATAGCCAGGTGTTTTTCAAACTGGCTGGCGTATTATCGCCAGAAACTAGGAAATATATGCAGCAGTATTCTGCTGACATTAAGCCTATTACTCGGCAGCTTGCTATTGGTGTTGAGGATTATTATGTCGCAGAAACCGAAGATACTGACGGCATCGAAGTCTCGGAAGAAGCACCTTCTGCCCCTCGATATAAGCCAGCAAATGAAGCCCCTTTTGATATTCCAGGGCATGTGAAGAAAAGTGCTGCTACAAATACCGGCAAAGAAGATGATCCCTATTTCGGGTCTAATCCCCCATTTTAATATGTTTATCTCATGTCTGGACCTTGGGTCCAGACATGAGATATTTTTATACTCTTAAACATTAAGAAAGGAGGGGTTTAATGGCTATGGCTGGAGATTTTTCTGTTCCTTTAACGCTCAGTTCGTTGTGTGAAGGTAAATTGGAAGAAGAATTTCAGAGCTGTTGAAGCAGAGATCGAAAAACTGAAAAATGAATTGCCACATTATTTGATTGTAAATAGATAAGGGAGTGGTTTAAGGCCATCCCCTCTTATAAAGGAGGGATGCAGCGATGCCCCCTCTCGAAGCACCGCTTATTGAAATGGTAATTCCGGTTAAGCCTATTACGGCAGACTGGAAAATGCAGCGCAAGCGCAAAAAGAAAAAAACAAAGAAAGATATGAAGCCCGAAGCCTGCGAACAATATAGAAACGCTATCCGAAAATATGCAGCGAAACACACACCAATCTCCCTTCCATTAACAGAATTAATCGAAGTTGAATATACCATCTTCGTTACTGGTAATCAGTACGGAAAAGTAGGAGACCATGACAACTACTCAAAGCCTCTAGGGGATGCCCTTCAGGGTATCTTGTGGATGGACGATAACCAAATAAAACGAGGAACAACGGAAGTAATCAAGGTAGAGCACAAAGAAGAACAACGCATTGAGATTCGGGTTTGGCCTTATTATCCAGGGGGGCGGTTTGTGAAAGCCTTGCAGTATTTACAGCAGGTTGTAGGTTCAATCTTTACGCGGGAGAAGGAGACTGCCTAATGGGTATTGCAGAGATTACGATTGTTATTCCGGGAAGGCCGGTTCCAAAAAAGAATAGCCCTGTTATTGTGCGAGGCAGATCGGTTGTTCTGCCATCAAAGTCATACCAAAAATATGAGAAACGCTGTTTGCGCCTTCTGCGAAGCCAAAAGGTTCGGTTTGCCGGATTGGTTCATATTTGCGCTTTATACTATCTTCCTGATCGCCGGTGGTGGCCGGATCTTGTAGGTCTGGAGCAAGCCACT